GTTTGCATGATATCAACTAGCGACTGAACTACGCCTCTATAAGCGGGGGCAACCTCACCACCGCCGAACCAGTTGTATACCGTCTGCCTTGTAGCGCCTGTGCTCTTGGCAATCTTAGTGACGGGGAAGTCCAGATAGACCGCCCACCTACCGAGTTGATTACCAAGAGTCTTAGGCGAAGCCTCGATACTGTCTTTAATTTTTTGTGAATATGCCATACCAAAGCGGGGGCTAAGCCCCCGTCCTTTATTCGTCGTCCCACTCGTCCACAAGGGAATCCAGACTACCCTTGGCCTTTACGTTCTGCGCAGGGGCAGACTCCTTACGAACCTTCGGCTCTTCGCCTTCGTCCTCTTCAACGGCGACGGCAAGCTTGGGCTTACGTGCAGGCGGGGTGCCTTCGATTTCAGGGGCAGGCAGGGCTACCTTGGTTTCAGTAGAGGCAGGACCGTAGGTCATCTTTACTGCGCGTTGCGCGTCGGCAGTTGCACCTTGCTTCTTAACAACATCGTATTGCTCTTCCGACAACCATGCAGCCGGACGGAACAGAAGCTTGGGCACCGCAGCCTTGGTGTCGAACTTCATGCGGGTGACAAGCATGTCGGGGTCCCAACCATGTGCATCCAGATACTGAGCGTAGGCGCGCAGCGGACGAGCGTCGTTCTCTTCCTTGCCGAAGATAGAGGTGGCAGGCAGGGTCATCTGAAGTACATCGCCTTCAAGGTCGTTAGCCAAAACCACAGCGATGCGCTGCGAGAAACGGCAGGCACGGCTCTCGCCTTGACCCGAACCCTTGATGTTGTTGGGGCAGTTGGCGCAGGTATCAGACTGCGGCTCTTGAATAGAAGTATCCGGCTTCTCACCATCGGCAGACCAACAGGTCGGGGTGGTGGTCACACCTTCTTCATAAGAACCGCCATAGTACGAGCGGCCAATCTTGGGGGCAGCGTTGACAATAACAACATCCAGATGACGGTCTTCAATAGCGCCGACTTCCTTGCTACCAGCAAACAAACGGAACACACCACCCTTGATGGAGATGCGCTTGGTCAGGGAGCCACCACCGTTACCGGCAAGGGCGGCAGCAAGAGAAGAGCGCTCAGCGCGCTTGGCAAAAGAGGGGACAGCGTTCCCCTCAAACTTAACGATTTGAGTCATTGCATTAGTCCTTCTTAACGAGAGGGTTTGCGTACCGAAATATCAAACTCTGAATCAGAGTTGAGGCCCGGAGGTACGAGGCCGGGGTTTTCCGAAAGGAAAGTTTCCATGTTCTTCTGGGCGATGCGCTTCTCCAGAAGGTCGAGAGCATCATTGGTAACGACGAACTCCTTGAAGGATGCCCAATCGTTTGTGCTGTAACGAGTCTTCTTAGAAAGAATCACAGTCCCGAAGTCAGTCCGCGCAGAGGTAGTACCAAGTGAGAGCATACGCTCTTTGATAGCCATCTTGACAGCGTCTTGTTGTTCTTTGAGCGCAGCCAGTTTAGCGTCGTACTCTTGCTGTACTTCCTGAATGGCGGTGCGCATCTTGAGGTAGACCCGCGTCAGTTTGTCGAGCGGTACCTGAGTTTCAGAATCCATCACACTCTCCTGTTGTTTTGTCAAAACTTTAACATGCCTAATCGGCAGATGCAAGCTCTTCTTCGTACAATTTAATGAGGCTTGTATGTTCGTTAACCCGATGGGCAAGCTGCTTGAACATGCGCCGCTCAATCTCTGAGCCTTGCAGGTGGATGACCGTTACCTTATCTGAGTTCTGCCCTTGACGGTCAGCACGGGCACAACATTGAACGTAAGTTTCTACGCTCATAACCGGACCCCAGAACACCACCGTGTCCGCTGCGGTGAGGGTGACACCGTGCGCTGCTGCTTGAGGCTGAATGACTAGCACTCGGGGGGCCGGAGTGGTCTGAAACTGGCTAAAAATGAGTGTTCTCTTTGATGCTGAGATATCACCATGAATCGTAGCGCACTCAATTCCATGCCTTCCTAGGAAGTTACTTATAGTATCTATGCTATGTCGGAAGTTAGCGAACACCAAAACCTTGCGGTCTGTTTCTTCCAGTACTTCCATCAGAACATTGAGGCGCGGAGCGCAATCGAACTCAACAACCTCACCGTCATCGGTGTATGCAGCACCCGCAGAGATTTGCAGAAGCTTGTTCACGTTCACCGCTGCGTTAGCAGATGTGATTACTTCGCCTGCCGCCTGCACCATCATCCGTTCCTTGAGCATCTTGTAGTACTTGGTCTGCTGTGCGGTTAGCGGTACCTCTCTGGTCTCAGTCATAACCGGCGGTAGGTCGAGACATTGCTGCTTGGTAAATCGGATGGCAGGTTGCAGCGCTTCGTAAACTTTGTCAGGCGCATCCGCTTTGGGAATCCACTTGAACTGGGTCAACTTGCGCATGACCATGTCGCGCCATGCAGTCTGGAACTTAGGCACGTTACTCGGGTTGACCAACTTGGCTAGCCCATACGCATCAACCGGCGACTGACTGGCGGGTGTGCCGGTCATCATCCACAGGAACGTCCTCGGTGTAACCAGTTTAGCTAACGACTTCCACCGCTTAGTCGAGGGGTTCTTGTATGCGTTGGCTTCGTCAACGATGATGAGGTCGAACCGTCCGTCGTTCTTAACTTCATCGGCAATCAGGTTCAGCCCATCGTAGTTGGTAATAACAAACTCGTACTCGCCCTGCACCAACTCTATTCTGCGGGTAGCCTGCGCATGGTGCGCGACCACGGCTGTTCTATGGATGACGCTACTGCGAAGGTCGTTCATCCAAGCGCTATGCATAATCGACAGGGGGCACAGCACAAGACACCTGCGTACCTCGCCGCGCTTCATCAAGTAGTCCGCAGCCCACAAAGCAGCAAGCGTCTTGCCTGTGCCGGGGTCATTGAAGCAGAACGCCCGTCTGTTCAGAGTTAAGAAGGAAGCAGTTTCAATCTGGTGGTTGAACGGTTTGTGTCGTCCGGGCCAGTCGTACTGCCTAGTGATGGGTGACGGCACGTTCTTGACCCCAAGGTTCTTCAAGACTCGCGCCTCGTCAAGACCCCAGTAAACCGCTACCTCATAGCCGTTCTCGTCCTCAGAAATAATCTTGCTCTTGGGGATGACGGCATACTTCTCAGGCTTGCGAGTCCGAAGGACTAGCGCCTTGTCCTCAACAATCTGCAATTTTCTCACTCCTTATGCGGTAGGTAGTCACGTAGTGGGGGTACCCGTTTTTATATGGATTGCTATCCATTTCAGGAAGCATGATTTCAGTTGTTTCTAAAAGGTGCTCATGTGCTAGGCGCATGCACACGAGGGAGTCGAACAGGTTCTGGTGTACCGTCATGTCCCTTACCCAGTCGCGCCCGAACTTTGTAATCCAGTAGCTACAAAGCGCATCAGTTGTGATGTCCACGACGGATTCCATAAGTTCTCTTTTGAACTGCTCAGTGCCTCGGGTGGAACTCACAGTCTGTGCAGGGACACCATCCACATAGAGGACTTTGCGAAGGATTCCATACGTTAGCGCTAGCGCTCCGCTCGATGCGCCCGACTCGCTCCCTATAGTCCCACCATGCACGTTCTTGTTCGTCATAGTGCATCTTCGCTTTCACCATGCTGTTCTTAACTACGAACAACAAAGCAGAGTTAACCTGTCGGATGTGAGGGAAGTGCGCAAAAACTAACAACGCCATAAGCGTAAGTTGGTCTCTGTCTGGGTACTTATCGTTGCCGGTCTTGTAGTCTACTACCCATGCCGTGAGGTTGTCATCGTCAATGATTAGCAGGTCGGCTACGCCACGAACCCATACGTCCTTCGCAAACCAGTCACAAACTTTTAGCTCGGCAGTAAGCGCCATCTGGTGTTCTGCAAGCTTCCGGCCTGCCTTGCGCATGAGAGCCTGCATGGTGGGAACCATGAACTCAAACTGTGGGGGGATGGGTTTGCCATCCTTGACGTAATCTTCTGCCGCCTTGTGCAATTCTTTGCCATAGCGAATCTGCTCCGTCTCTTCAAAAGGATACTTCTTAAGTATCCGCACATTGTGGTACCGCCGCGCACAACCTTCGTAATCTTTAAGTGCGCTGTGTGACCACGTTACAGGCTTGATGTCCATTGGATATCCTCATCATCTTCTACATCATCAAAGATATCCGCGTCTTCCCTAGCAATCAGCATGTCTTCAACTCCCCGACGCGCTGTTAATTTTTTCTTTCTTATTTGGTCAGCAACTTCCTTTGGTATGAATGGAGTTTTGTTTTTAGTGGGTATAGGTTCCCGTGCCTTTTCGGGCATGACACTCTCCAATGTACTGAACCTAAACCCACACTCCATGCACAACCTACGGCGGCGGAATCCATTCTCTATCACCCGTCCATCAACTACTCGGGTATCGCCGCCACACTTACATTTCATAGATGCACTCCGCATTGCTTGAGCGCAGCGGCAATCTCTTCTGCGAGGGGGCCGACAAACTTCTCGTCAGCATGTTGCTTGTGGTTGAGTTCCTTGAGGACGGC